CGTTGGCTTACAGCACTATGCCGATGTTCTTAATAGAAAGGAATACACTTACGGGGACCATCTTGCACCGCACGACATTGAAGTCAGGGAGCTTGGCAGTGGTAAGTCGAGGTTGGAAACGGCCTTTTCCCTTGGCATACGATTTAAAGTTATTCCTCGGATGAAAGTTGCTGATGGAATAAATGCGGCTCGTATGTTATTACCTAAGTGCTACTTTGATAGAGACAGGTGTACTGAAGGTCTGGATATGTTGAGGCAGTACAGGCAGGAATATGATGAACGTAAGAAAACTTTTAGAGACCACCCAAGGCATGATTTTACATCACATGCGGCAGATGCGTTTCGGTATCTCGCTACTGGGCTGGAGAATAGAACAAATTATACAAAGCCTCCGCAACAAGTGGCGGTAAATGATTACAACCCTTTTACATTATAAGGAGCAAGATAATGAGTCTTTTTACACCTAAAGCACCCCCACCACCTCCACCACCACCACCTCCTCCTCCTCCTGTTGATGAGGCAAGAGCTGCTGCGCTAGGTGAAGAGGCAATAATGCGCCAGCGTAAAATGAGAAAAGGACGAGGCTCAACCATTGTTGCTGGAGCATTGGAAGGTGGCGCACCTACTTCTGGGCAACCACCAACATTGATGGGATAGATTATGGAAGACTATGTTAAAGGTCTCGTAAAGCGTTTTGAGAGTATTCAAACGCAAAGAGATAATTGGGATACGCATTACCAAGAGCTAGGCGATTACATGCTGCCAAGAAAGGCAGACATTGTTAAGAAGCGCTCTCGCGGTGAAAAGCGCATGGAGCAAATCTATGATGGCACAGCGCTACAAGCTGTAGACCTTTTATCAGCATCCCTGCACGGTATGCTTACAAGTGGGGCTTCTCCTTGGTTCCACTTAGATGTAAAAGACACAGAGCTAAACCGTGACGATGATGTGCGCGAATGGTTACAAGACACCAGTATGCGTATGATGAGGGCCTTTAACCAGTCTAACTTTGAGACAGAAGTACATGAGATGTACGTAGACCTAGTTGTCTTTGGTACTGGCTGTATGTTTGTCGAAATGGATAAAGGCCAGCTACGTTGTAGCACAAGACACATCTCTGAGTTTTATGTACAAGAAGACCAGTATGGGATAGTTAATACCGTTTTTAGAAAATATCATATTACAGCAGTATCTGCCGTGCAAAGATTTGGTATTGATGGCGTTAGCGACCATATTAAAAAGGTTTATGAAAAGACACCAGACGACCAAGTCGAGATTCTGCATTGTGTAACACCAAGAATAGAGCGTGATATACGCAAAGCAGATAACAAGAACATGCCATTTATGTCTGTGTATATTTGTATGCAAACTAAAATGGTATTAGCAGAAGGTGGTTTTGAAGAGCTACCATATGTTGTGCCTCGTTTCTTGAAAGCCACTGGCGAAGTTATGGGCCGTTCTCCTGCAATGGTTGCACTGCCAGATGTTAAGATGCTGAATCTAATGTCTAAGACAATCATTCAGGCAGCGCAAAAGATGATTGACCCACCATTGCTAGTACCTGATGATGGTTTCTTACTGCCTATTAGAACTCAACCAGGAGGCCTAAACTTCTATAGGGCTGGCTCAAGAGACACAATTACACCACTAAACACAGGCGCTAACATACCTATCGGCCTTTCTATGGAAGACCAAAGAAGACAGGCTATTCGTTCTGCCTTTTATGTAGACCAGTTGCTTGTTGGCGGTTCTCCTAATATGACAGCGACAGAGGTTATTCAAAGGCAGGAAGAGAGAATGAGGGTGATTGGCCCTGTGCTTGGAAGGTTGATGAATGAGATGTTGCGCCCACTTATAGACAGAGTGTTTGCGCTAATGGTTAGAGAAAATTTATTAGCCCCAGCTCCTGAAATACTACAGGGGCAAGATGTGGACATAGAATATGTATCGCCACTAGCAAGAGCGCAAAAATCTAGCAGTCTTAATAATACCTTGAAAGCACTTGAGGTATTGATGCCATTATCACAAGCATTACCTGTAGGAGACCATATAGACCCAGATGGTTTAGTAAGACATATCACTGAGGCGCTTGGCGTTCCTAAGACTACATTAAAGTCACAGCGTGAAGTAAATCAGGTAAGGCAACAGCGTGAGCAAATGCAACAACAGATGGCAGAGCGTGAAGCTCTATCACAAGATGTATCAGATACAGCGCAAGCAGCACAAGCAGTTAGGATGGTTCAAAAATAATGGCTGACCCCGTAAAAGAACAAGAGAAACTTAAACAAATGTACACTGATGTTTTTAGCAGCGAGTCTGGAAAGAAAGTGTTACAAGACCTTGAAAAGCGGTGTAACTACCACTGGACAAGTTATGTAGCTGGCGATGCTAATGCCACTACATTTGAAGAGGGCAAACGTGCCACAATATTACACATTCATCAAATGATAATTAAGGAGACATAATGTCTGAAGAAACTGTCGAACAGGTAGACCAGCCACAAGGCACACTGTTGGAAACCCCAGCAGAAGTAGCGCAAGGCGGTTCTGGTAACGATTTTTTAAATATGATTCCAGAAGACTTACGCGAACATCCAAGCCTATCCCCAATAAAAGATGTTGGCAATCTGGCTAAGTCATATATCAACGCACAACAACTCATAGGCGCAGACAAACTACCAGCGCCTAAGAACCCGTCAGAAGAACAGCTATCAGCTATTTACAACTATTTGGGGAAACCAGAGAGTGCAGATGCTTATGAGTTTGCTGTAGACGGAAACGTAATTACAGAAGAAGTAGCCACATCTTATAAGGACGTTGCACATAAACTTAACCTTACACCGAAACAAGCAAGCGGTATTTTAGATTACTACAAAGGTTTGGCAGATTCTTCCCAGCAACAAGCTGGGCAACAAATGGAACTTCAGCGCGAAGAAGTTGAAAACAATCTAAAAAAAGAATGGGGCCAAGCTTATGACCAAAAGATTGCTGGAGCTGGTCAAGTAATAAACCAATTTGGCAGTCCAGAAATGTTAGAATGGCAGTTAGCAGATGGCACTAAGTTGGGGAATCACCCTGAATTTATTAAAGCATTTGCAAATATTGCCGATTTCAGGCAAAGTGTTACCAGCGAAGACACGATTACAAATGCAACCTCTAGTAGAGCGATGACACCAAAAGAAGCACAGGCAGAAATAGATTCTATTATGTCTTCTTCTGAATACACAGATAGAAAAAATGTTGTTGCAAGAACAAGGGCGATTGAAAGAGTGCAAGAATTATATGGCATGATTTATGGATAAACAAACAATCCTAGATGCCAGAATAGAAGTTATGCGTATGGTGATAGATAATTGCTCACCACGCGACATATTAAACCCAACACCTATAGCCGATAAGGTTTGGGATTGGGTTTATCAGGGTAGCGGTAAGTTATGTTCTTGCCGTCCAAAAGACAATCGGAAAGACGATAGCTTTACGACAGCTAAAAAGTCGAGAAGTGTCCGTAAGGGTAGCGCATCGCAAGAAGTATAAATGCAATAGTGTGACTAATAGGAGATTTAAATGTCTACACAAGTAACTACCGCATTTGTACAACAGTATTCTGCTAACGTGCAGATGCTTTCACAGCAGATGGGTTCTCGTCTACGTGAAGCAGTACGCATTGAGAATGTTGTTGGAAAAAATGCTTTCATAGACCAGATTGGCAAAGCGACAGCGCAGCTTCGTACTAGCCGACATGGTGACACACCACAAATGGATACGCCTCATGCGAGACGTAGACTATCACTAGCATCATACGAATATGCTGACTTGATTGATGACCAAGACAAAGTTCGTATGTTGATTGACCCAACATCTTCTTATGCACAAGCCGCAGCCGCAGCTATGGGTCGTGCAATGGACGATGTTATTATCACTGCCGCAACCGCAGCAGCCGCAACAGGCGAAACTGGTTCTGGCTCTGCAAGCTTAGACGCAACAGCTAACTCAGTTGGTTCTTCATCATCAAACGATGGATTAACAATCGACAAGTTAATTGAAGCAAAACGTAAGCTTGACCTACAAGATGTTGACCCGTCAATACCTCGTTACATCGCGGTTGGGCCACAGCAAATCGATGATTTGTTGGGAACAACTCAGGTAACATCAAGTGACTTTAACACTGTTAAGGCTCTTGTACAGGGTGACATCGATACCTTTATGGGCTTTAAGTTCATTATGACAAACCGTCTAAGCGTATCTGCGACTGATGTTCGCACATGCTTTGCATGGGCTGAAGATGGAATGGCTCTAGGTATAGGTAAAGACATCTCTGCAAGAATTGATGAGCGTTCCGACAAAGGCTACGCAACTCAAGTCTATTACTGCATGGATATTGGCGCAACTCGTATGGAAGAGAACAAAGTTGTTCAAATCTTCTGTGACGAAACCCCAGATTAAGATAGGAGATAGAAAATGACAACTAAAAATTCTGACTTAATCGCAAATCTTGAGGCTCTTCCTCAAGTTTCAAATAGCGCAAGTGAGCTAGGCGGTGTAATCCGCGTTGCTCAAGGTAACGTAGCCTTAGCTACAACAGACACTAACGATACTGACATTGTTATGCTTGCACCTATCCCAACTCACGCAACCCTCACATCAGTACGTGTTGGTTCAGATGCGTTGGGCGGTTCATGCACATACAATGTTGGCTTCTATACTGCCGCTGGTGCTGTTGTGGATGTGGATGCACTGGCTAT